TAGTTTCCAGAAGAACCAAAGCCTTTTTCTCCGCGCTCTGTTTCATGTACTTCATCAGCCCACATAGGATCAGCTGTAACCAGATTGTAAAGAACTAATTGAGCTACTCTATCCCCTTTTTTAACTGTATAATCTCTATCAGAATGATTTAAAAGTCTAATACCCATATCACCCCTGTATTGGTTATCAATAATACCATTAAAAGCCTGAAGCCCGTGTTTAAATTGAAGCCCTGAACGAGATTCGATTCTAATCCAAACTCCAGGCGGCAAGTATGCTAACTTTAACCCCACAGGCACTACAGCTGCACTTTTAGCAGGTATAACAGTTTCTTCAACAGCAGTTACATCATAACCAGAATCTCCCGTAAAAGGATGTTTATGATTACGCTCTGGCAAAACAGCATCAGGATGAGTTTTAAGAAACTTAATATCTGTTTTATTAGGGACTGTATATGTGTAAGAATTATTCATTGATTAGCTGACGACCAGTATACTGTCCTTCTTTGATTTCTCCAATAGGACTTTGACCAGGTCTAATAGCATTAATTTCGAGCCATTGTATTAATTGATCTTGTTTATCAGCCGGTACAATATAAGTACCTCTAATTGTGTTAACGATAGTTTCCATTTAGATATATTAGTATAAAGTTTAACAAAAGCCACTAGCAGCTTAATTATATTCAATGTCAGACATAGATACTTTATTAGACGAATTATCTTCGTTTTCTTTTCCACAAACTACTGCAAAATCTGTCCCGAGAGGTACACCTACAAATATTACCGAAGATAATATAAACGATTATATTCTTCAAAAGACAGGTAATCTTGTAGATGCTGGTTTAGGAGCCGTACAAGATTTAAAAGACTTTGTAGTACAGGGACAAAACCCTGATGAAATAGCAGCATTATCTGAACTTATTTCATCTACTACAAAAGCTATTGAAGCCCTTAACAGAATCAATTTACAAAATAAAAAAGCTAAAACAGATAAAGAGCTTAAAACTATGGATATAGAAGGTAAAAAATCTATAGCCGGTTCTTTACCTGGAGCAAATATTACTAATAATACAAACGTTTTGGTTGCTTCCCGGGAAGAAATTTTTAAACAATTATTAAATGATGCAAAAGAAGATTCAATAGAAGTTATAGAATCTGTAGTTGTTGAAGAAAAAGAAGATAAATAATTGATATGGCAACTATTTTTACTCCAGGAGGATCTCTAGCACCAGGCTTATACTATATCGATAGAGACGATTGTATAGGCGATTCTCTAGCTTGGATTAACGCTAATACAAACTATTTAGGTTATAATGTTGTACAAAATACCAACAGTATTAATAGTTTACAAAGTCAAATAAATGATGCAACAAAACCCGGAACCATCCTACAGCAAAGTATATCTTCTCAAGTTATGGGGCTTATTAATGCTGATAATAATTTAGCTATTCCAAAAGACTCAGGTTTGGGTGAAGTTTCAATAGCAAGGTCGTCTCCCACATCTAAAATTATACTTGAATTAAGAGGCGGCCATTATCGCTGCGCAACAGCTAGTTCAGGATTTTTTAGTTGGTTTTATGTCGATGAAGGAACTGGATTTGCAATACCCGGAACGGGCGGAGGAGGTACTGCAAATAATTCTGTTGAATATGTTTTTTCTCCGACCATAGGTATTGAAGGTCAACATAATGCAAAACTCATATACACTCCTTCCCCAACACTCGGAGCTGGCACGCTTATTAGAGCTAGAGTTTATATAGCAAGAGCAAATACAACAACGTATGTATGGAATAGAAATGACGGTGGTGCTACAAGTTTAGCAGTACCCTTTACATTTTCAATTACTGAAATAAGGTAATTATTTTATCGGACAGGCTCCACCTGCACATTCCATACTTTCTATTTCTCCTTGACCAATATTAATTGAAGTAATTGGTTTAACTTTTTCAGTTAATTTTTGATACTGTTCTTCAGTAATTTCTTCGTAAGGAGCTTGTGCAAAGCCGTGTTCACTATGAAGCAAGAATGAAACAGACTTAATAGATGTTTCATAATTATATTCAAGCCAGGCTTTAATTTCTTCTAACTCTTCTTGACGATAATAAACTGTAACAGATACCGCATTATCGGACCAATATGTTTGAAGCTTCTTAACTATGTCAAGCTGCTGCACTGCTGTCATATTTTTAGCTACTACACAGTTCTCTCCAGCATAGCATGGAAATTCTACTACTACAGTTGAGTGATCATCTTTACCATCGAACCCACGAACATATTCGACATGATAACCAAGTTCTCGACAGATACTAACAAGCTTATCTCCAGAACCCATTCTTACTCTACGAATATAGAAAGGTGAATAAGCTGGGTGTACACCCGGGGTAGATCCAGCAAGTAATGAAAGAGTACCAGATGGTTTAACGGTTGTTAATTTAATTGATTCAGGGTAACCTTTATGCTTTGACCATTCTTTATCAAACTTACGAAGTGCCTCATAGGCTTTATCAAGCCATTCGATCTTTTCATCTGTACATTGACAAATACCAGTAACTCCAAGACCTAAACGCATATTCTTATGAACAATTTTATTTGTTTCATCATGAATAAATGGCATAGCAGCTGTTGCTTTTTGTGTTTTGTAGAGTAAAGTAGCACAATCGATTAATTCTTCAACAGAAGTGATATTATTAAGATAAAGCTCAGACAGATTACAACACTCATAAGATGTTAAAGAGATTTCAGCACAGGGATTAGTACCTAATACATTATCTTCATCAGTAGGATATAGTTTTGTTTTTTTCATTGGACCGTCTTTAAGACGGCCGAATTTCTGAGATAAAGGAAGATTAAAAAACCCATAAGGCTCTCCTTTAGCAAACCCTGTTTCTTTATCTACCACATAACCATTTGTCCAAATTTCATTTGAGATGTGTGAAAAGTCGTCAGCATAAATTGTATTATTAGACATTGCGCGCCAATTAGGGATATTACCTAACGACCAATTTTTAGCTCTAAGATAAAGATAATCATCGGGGTCTCCTAGTGCAATTTGAGCAGAACGACGAACATTACCCGCTACAACAATTGAACCGATAATATTACAAATATCAAGCACGTCTGTAGAACGAAGTTTTTTACCTTCTCTTGATTTAAAGATATTGGAAATCTTTTCAATACCTTCAATAAGAATACCAGGTCCAGAAGCTGTACCACCAAACCCCGATATTCTTTCTCCAGCACCTCTTACAAGAATCGTAGAATAAGAAAATGACTTACCGGTTATATAGTAGGCTTCTATAACTTTACGAAGCAATTCTACCCAACCAGAACGCGAATCCGGAACAATAAAATCGGCATCTTTTGTGCATTGATGTTCGATTGTTACTTCTTTTTTAATTTTAGGTAATTCATGAATATCTTCTCTACGAATAGAAAATCCTACACCTCCACCAAGCATTAAATTTTCAAAGATAAAAAGAAATGTTTTTGGATCATTAATAGAAACATACCAGCAATTAAGCAATGAGTTAGCACCAAATTTTTGCACTGTTTCTGTACCTAACTGCCAAAGCATTCTGCCCGCAAAATTGCATTTTAAATTAAACACTAAATCATACAATCTTTGCGCTTCTTCAGGTGTATAATCAGCTCCAATTGTCTGTGCACCGTTAATACAACGTGCAACCGTTTGCCACCATTCTTCGGTTTGATCGGTACCTTCTAATTTACGAGCATAGGTTCTTTTATAAACTATATACCCTAATCCATTAAACCCCCAGGGTACTTCTTTATTAATATATTTTTGTAAAAATTTTTCCGGTAACAGATTTGAAGAATAAAAAGCAACATTCATAAGACAGTTTTATTTATAACAGTCTACTTTAAATTGCTAAGATTGCTACTTAGTATTTTTTCTTTGGTTTGTTACCGGCACCTGGCTCTTTATCGTTCCATTTCGTTCCACCAGGAATTTGTACATTTTTGTTTTGTAAATTAATATCAAACTTAGCTTCCTGTTCAGCCTCTACGGCTTTAGGTTTAATTTCAACCTTAGATTTTCTTTTTACAGAATCAGGTACCGGACCAGTGTTAATGCCATCTTCTTGAAGTTCTAATGCTTCAATAGGAACTGTCATTGGGTTGCGATATAATCCAGGAGCATACTCAATAATAACATCTGCATAGATATTATCCGGAGATTCTGAACCACCACGATAGTTTTGTGTTGTGGTTGGACGCGTTGATTTAATGGCTGATATTCTAAGATTTAAATCAAAATTAGGATCCATACAGGATTTAACTATATCTAAAAAGTTTTGTCCTTTATTTTTAAAAAAATCTAGTTGTAAAGCATCTTTTTTAAAGCGAACCCTGTCACCAATTAAAAAACCACCTTGTTGATATCGTTCAAGTAGATTTTCGAATAAAACATTAAATTTAGCTTCCATAGTAATTCTGATATTATTTATGCATTTTGCCCACTAAATAATAGTATAAATGGCTATACGTTTAAAAACTTTTGAAAAAGCGGCAAGTACTTATACAGAACAACAGTATGTTTATAAAGATCTTGCGCTAGATATAGGTGTTCAAAAATTTACTGCTCCTGCATTTCCTCAACCTATTAATAGTAATGACGTACAACCCTCTTTTGATTTAGCTGCAATTAAAAACTCTTTAACTAATATGTTTAATACTTTACCAGGACAAAGATTTTTATTTCCCGAATATGGTTTAGACTTTTATCAATTTTTATTTGAACCCATTACACTTGCAAATGCTGATTTAATTGGTAATGCAATTTACTCTAAAATTCAAATTTATGAACCTCGAGTTAATGTAGTGAGAGTTTTAGTAGAAGCAGATCCAGATCGAAGTAGTTACAATATTACTATAATTATTACTATACCTATTTTTAATCAGACCGCTGAATTACCGTTCACGTTTGATGTTAAAAGTCAATCCTTTATCTCAATACCAACTTCTAGAAACATTTAATCATGGCTACTTATCCACCACAAACAGAATATAATATACCTAAAGATGGTTATGTTGCTTTTGATGCAATGTCTCTAAGAGAGTTAATTATTAGAAGATTAAACGAACAAAACGTCTTTACCGATCAAAATTATATTGGCTCAAATTTAGCTTCTATAATTGATATAGTAGCTTATTCGTACAACACTTTAATATATTATCTTAATAAAACATCTACCGAATCGATGTTTTCTGAAGCACAACTTTATGAAAACATGAACCGGGTTGTTAAGCTTATTGATTATAAGCCTGTTGGAGCACAGACATCTACCCTTAATTTTAATCTTTCAACGTTTAATTTTTCACAAGGAATTTACACTATACCACGTTATTCATTTGTAGCCGTTAATAATATTTTTTATTCTTTCAATGAAGATATATCTTTCGCTAAAACAGTAAATATAACAACTGAGGCTTTAGATGAACTAACCCAACAAAAATTATTATATCAAGGTAAGTTTACGGAGTATCCAATTTATACAGCAGCAGGTGAAAATAATGAAACATTTACTCTAGAAACAGCTAATGAAATAGTTGATCATTTTAATATAGATGTTTATGTTAAACCTCTAGCTACAGGTGTTTGGAAGCAATATACTAAAACAAGTAATTTATATCTTGAAAACGGATTTAGTGAAAAGTACGAAATTCGTTTAAACGGAAACGGTAGATACGAAATTAAATTTGGAGACGATATAAACGGTAAAAAAATACAAACCGGGGATCGAGTTGCCGTTTATTATTTAAAAAGTTTAGGTGCTCAAGGAGAAATCGGTCCGGGCGCTTTTTCTGATCAAACTTTTTTAACAAAATATAACACTCCACAATTTCAAGAAATTTTAAATGACGTTACACAAAATCAATTTCGTTTTGTAACAAATGCAGAGTTAGCAAATTTTTATTTTAGAAATACTAATTCTTCAACATATTCTCAAACAAAAGAAAATGTAGACGATATTCGCAAAACTGCACCGTTGTCTTATAGAAGTCAGTATCGTTTAGTAACAACCCAAGACTATGAAACTTATACATTTTCAAATTTTGCAAATGTTATTGCAGATGTTAAATGTATAAACAACTGGGATTATGTTTCTGGTTATTTAAAATATTTTTATGATATTGGTTTAGATAGACCATCTCAAACAAATCGAGCTTTGTTTAATCAACTACAATATGCCGATAGTTGTAATTTTAACAATATTTATCTGCTTGTTGTTCCAAAAAATACAGATAGTAATAATTTAAACTATCTTGTACCTGCTCAAAAAGAACTAATAAATTCCTCTATAGCGTCTTCAAAAATGACAACAACTGAAGTTGCATTTATTGATCCTGTTTATAAAGCAGTTACATTTGGCACAAATATAAATACAATATTTAACACTGAAGGAGATTTAATACCTTTTGAATTAATTGTAAACAAACGCTCTAATTTTCGCCGAGATAATCAATCAATTGTTAAAGATGTAGCTAATCTTTTCCGTAGCTATTTTAGTAAACAAAATATTAGACTCGGTCAAGACCTTGACACAAGATTTATAACACAATTAGTTTTGAATATTGAAGGGGTAGCTAACTGCTACACTCAATCTACTTTAGACCCGACCTCTATAGCACCAGGCGTATCGTTTTTTGTGTGGAACCCTCTGCACCCCACATTAGATCAACAAATCGTTAATACCACTTTACCGGGTCGGTTTTTTGAATACTTATATTTTAACAATATTGATTTTATTGAAAATCAAATTCGAGTTATTAGTGACATTAATACAAACGTTACAGCTGAGTTTTAAACAATATGATCAGTGCAAGCTTTATTACAGCTCCTTCATCTGGTAACGTTTACGAAACAGATTTTACATTTTTCGATACAACGAGCAGTGAAAATCTTATTGTTAAACGTATATGGGATTTTGGAGACACCACAAAAGAATATAATACCAAAAACCCAACCCATAGCTATAACTACCCAGGTACATATATTGTTTCATTATCCACATTTGATATTCTTGGTAATTTTCAATTTGTATCTAAACCGATAACAGTTGAGTATGTATATGGTGATTGTTTAGAGTTTACTGAGTTACCGGATGATTATGCAATACCCGGTCACCCTACAGCTACCCCATTTAAAATTAGTTTAACATCTGCTCAAATAAATGTACCTATTTTTGTAGATTTATATGCAGCAAATTCTCAAACTACCCCATATGAAACCGTTCCTGAAAAATGGCGATTTTTAACACCTACTTGGAGATTTCTAGATAAAAATTTAACCCCCACAACCACTCTTTCCGTCGCGGTCGATAATTTATATTTAAATAATAAAGTTGTTGCGGTTTCAGGGGCATCGGAATTTTATTATGTAGATGATAAATGCTCCGGTAGTACGAGTGATCCTTACTCTAAATGTCCTATTTTAATTACAGCTACATTACAAACATCAGGTTTTGTATTTCCTAAAGACTCTAAAGTATTTAACTACCCTAGTTATGCAAATAATAATGTTATACGAGCTGGTGTAATATGGAATGTTTATAGTGTTATACCAACACATTTAAAAATTACCGGTAATTATCTAGAAAATGTTTACCCCTATAAATGGACAAACATTAAAACACCTTTTTTAATAACTATACATTCTAATAGAAAAAACTATTTACAAGGATCTGAAGAAAAAGAATCAGGAATTTTATTTGTTTTACCGCAATCAAACGAGCAAGGAAAACTTGCTACAGTACAAGTTTCTCTCTGTGGTACAAATCAATACACAATAGACGAAGCACCTCTTTACTTTCAATCTCTAGATAAAAACGGTTTAGATTCTGGTGGTTATTTATTCACCACTTTAACACCCTTGTCACCAATAAATTCTACAACTATTTCAGCAAGCACAACCATCTTTCTTAATCAAGAAAGTAATATAAATCAATTTGCTTACCCACTAGGGTGCTCCCCTAATGTATTTGCTTGGGTTTCTAACCCCGAAAATAAAACCTTACATAAAGTCTTTTTGCCGCCATATCCGGATAATTGTGATACAATTAATGCCTTTAAGTATTCTAATAATTTAATTGATGGCTATATTAAAACAATAACAGTCCCGTCTATAGATTCAACAAGCACCTATAACTACTACATGTCAGGATTCGCTGGCATATATGCCATGGCAATCGATCCTAGACAACATGACGTGTATGCAACCGACGCTGAGTTAGATCGTATTTATAAGTTTTCTAATACAGGTACACTTTTGAGCACTGTACAATTGTCTAGTTTTGGTGGCTACTCTCCAGTCTTAGGTGCATATACACCTTCAAATATATGTATTGATAAAAACTATAATATATATGTTTCACTGTTTAATACAGTATCAGTTTTAAAATTCGATCAAAACTTAAACTACCTCTACACGCTTTTACCTATAATATCTACATATAATATTTTTGACGGGGATTTTGTACACAAGCCATCAATGGTAGAAACCGATAGAGAAAATAATGTTTGGGTAACCTATAGTAATCCGGCATCTAGCGCTTTAGTTAAATATAGTGGCACAACCGGTACTACTTTACTATCCGTTTTAATGCCAGCCAGCTCTCCAGTTAGTTTAGCTGTAACAGTCGATAATAATTTATGGGTAGCTCAAAGTTTTAATACTTCTCTCGATCAAGGCTTATTATCCCTATACAATTCATCCGGTATTCTACTAAGTACGGTTTCTGGATACACCCACCCGGGATACCTTTCGGTAGACAAATACGACAATCTTTGGTTTATATACGGTGTTAGAAACATTGGCTGTATATCCAAATACAACAATGCATCATCAGCAACTCTAAGTAGTGATTACAACTGGTCTGCATATGGATGGGAATTAAATGATGACGGTACAACAGTATCTTTAATTACTAGTTCAAAAGTAAGTAGTAATACAATAATTGTAGAGAGCGTTACCCCAAGTGCTACTGGTGTTGAGCCTCCACCGCCTTATGACAGAAATAACGAATTAGAGGGCCTTGCAGTAGACGTCTTTAATAGATTATGGATTTTAGATTCAGTTAGTAACAAAATTTTTACGATAACTATTCCTCAAATTCCAATACCTATTTCTATAGGAACTACTCCGCGCTCAACAAAAATACGTCCCGATTCTTTAATTGGTTATTATGTCGATGCTAACGTCTCTTTTACATACACCCTAACAAGCGAGTATAACAAGTCTCTTCAAGCTAACGGGGACTGGACCGGTAATAGATGGTATCAAAAATATTTTAACCCTACCTCTTTAACAGCTATACCTGTTACTGGAAATTCGGCTCCTTTTTCAGTAAATACTTTTACAAATTCTAACCAAATACGGCTGCTGAACGAAAATTTTGATACTGCTGCTCATTATAAAGATTTAGCTCTTCCAGAAGTATTAAACCGCAACACTGTATTTTTTGATACCTTTTTAGGTGCAGTAGTAGGTAACAATCAGCTGAGCGCAACAGAAGATATTGGTCGCACAGTGTATGAGCGTATTGCTAATTTTATCTTTACCCACGGAGACGTCGATACATGCAATATTAGACAATTATTATCATACGCTCAAGAAACTGACACATATGCTTTTGATTATGGAACAGACTTTCCTCCCGAAATTCAAAGATATTTAGATATTGTTTCAACACCTCGTAATAGACTATATGGCCTAAAATCCCCTTTACCTATTTTAAATCGTAGTGTAGGCCCAAGACTTACAACTAATACCTTAGTTACGGCAGGTAATAAAGTATTTTTACAAAATAGATCAGACGGCAACGATATTACTTTAATAACTTTACCTGTATTAAGCGGCGGAGAAACCGTATATCAATTAACAGATTTACAATTACCTGGATATGCGTATCCATTAATACCAAATTATATATTTTTAGATTTTGTTCCGGTATATTCTGATAAATTTATAGAAAATTATATCGATTGGGAAAACCCACAAACAACCTTATCTCCCTACCTATCATCTGAACAAGAACTTTACGGAGATAAAGGTATTATTGAAAACACATTTAACTATTTGTTAACTAAGAACATTATAGTTAAATAATAATATAACCTAGTGGCAACGCAAAATCTTACAAATTATGGTACTCCGCTAAATTCATCAGGCATACCTCTTGATATAAACACACCTTTGTCCTTTAAACAATGGAAAAATGTATATTTTGGAGTTGCATCAAATCAAGAATACGAACTATATAACAAATACCTTACTAACTGGTTAACACAAAAGAAAGAAAAAGCAGCAGATTTTAACACTCAGCTACGTTTAGATTACTTAGGTTTATTAAGACATTTACAATTGTTTTTTTCTATTGAAGAAAAAGAAATTTGGTATAATCAAATAGACATTAATAATGAAAAAGAGTTATTATTAGCTATTCCGTATTTTGCTAAAAAATTAAAAGAGATTGGTTTATACTATTTAAAACTTCGAGAAGAAATTAAAAAATCAAAAGTAAAGTACAACTTAGCAGGAACTAATACTGGATTAGTACAACAATTACAAGAGCAGCTTTTAACAAGCTTTACTAAAAAACCTAACTCATTTACCACTATTCCAGCTGCTATATGGTCTCATATACCTGAGCTTAGTAGTATAAAAGATGATTTAGTTATTGAAGTAGAAGAATTATATGACGATCATGAGTATCTTGATCAGTCACCTAATTTACCTACATCGACATATTATAATTTGTCATCTGACGAACTTAAAAACTTTTTACAAACTAAAAATATCCCATTAAGTGCAGCAGAATGGATGTATAAAACAGGCGCATATGATAGAGACTTACTACAACTATTAACAGAACTAAGAGATACTCAAATTGAAGAATTACCTAATAGTATATTAGTTGCTGATAGAATTTTGAGCAAATATTTAGGAGAGTCTAAATACTTTGCAGGTACCCCAGGTCTCAGTGTTGATACCGCTTTCTTTAATATATTTCTACAAGAAGGTAATAACTTCTTTTATTGGCCATCTGGCCCCTATCCACAAGACCCAGAATCAGTACCTCGCTACATACCTGTTCCAATAACAAGTACAGGGCTAGAAGTTTCAGGTACTGCCGGTACCGATACGACAGATTCAGACGTAATTTTTGTTAAAACAGCTAGAGGTATAGAAGGGGCATGGCTTAAATTTCAACAATATAATGAATCAACTAATAACGTTTCTACATATATAGAAGGTAATGCCAAAACTATTTTTAGATACCCGTACCCCGGTTATGGCTTATCTGCAGACGATATAAACTGGTCTGGTCCAAGTATAAATTATACACCTGAATATAATTATCTTGACTCTAAAATTAAAAAAGCAGTACAACAAGAATATTGGAACTTTACAACCTATCTTTCAACAACTACACCCATTAAACTTAGCGATACAACCTTAATTGATCAAGGTAGTTATGCAAATGAAAAATATGAATTAGCCGATACAATAAAAATGTGGGAGTATGTCCCAAAACTTAGTAGCTCTGCTTATTCTGGTGAAATTCTAGAAGCATGGTTGTACAAAATGACAAAAACTGATATACCAATTGCTGCTGATTTCTCTAATACAGTTCTTTGGCCCTATACAAGATTAGATCCAACTGCACCCTTTCCTGACTTTTTACCGGACAATTTACAAAATATTTGTCAACCTACACAATTGTCTGGAGTTTATTTACCGCACGCAACTAGTTCTAATAAATTATCAACAGCTGATATTATTTTTAAAATTAATAACTATCAAGACACTTACGAACAAGGTATAGAATGTGCATGGCTATCAGGTAGTTATAACCAATACGAACATAAAACATTTAAAACCCAACAACCCGGTTTTAACATTTTAATGTATTCAGGAGAATTTACCGACTTTGTTTGGGACGGTGAAGACAATATTGAATTACAAGACGTATTTAAAACCTATAATCATCAACCGGATTGCTTATTTGTTAACACTTTAACGGCCACTTCTGATGATTTTGGTTTATGTACTTGCGGTCAGACAAGATTTACACCTTTTGGTCACCCGGGTACCTTCTTTACCGATAATAATCAATTTGCAGATTTTATTGTTGAAAACACACAGTACCCTAAAAAATTTGATTTAAGAACCTGGAAAGATAGAACAGGTACAACGTTTGCAAGTAGTTCTGCATTTGCTTGGTATAAAACTAATAGAAAAGTAGGCTGGGGAGATGGAAACTGGCAAACCGGTAATGGCGGCACACCGAACAAATTTAATTTTCAAAGAGGAAAAAAATATACTTACTATCGTGCTAATAGTAGAAAGCTAAATAGTGTTAATAACCCTTATCCGTTTTTAGTAGTAAGACACCCATACAACAATAATAATACAATTTGGATAAAAGCAGTTAAAGACGAAAATGGCAGTTGGGAATCAACAGATACCCCATCAGATTTAATATTGAACGGAGGAGATATATTTTTATATAATAAATCTCCTTTTGTTACATATACTACAGTTTTTGAAACTACCGCTCCGGCATTTACAGCAACGAATTTAGGATCTCTTTGGTCAACATACGATTATATATCTATAGATAGCGATGATTTTAATATTGAACCTAGAGTAACAGTAGCTTATCCAGCGACATTCGCTTTAAAACTTAGTAGTGTAGTAAACATACCAAGATACGTAACAGTCCGTGGACGGAGAAGAATACAGCAATCCCCACTTGCACTAATATCAAATGTAATTGCAATTTCATCATGGTATTTAACAACCCCGCCTGTAACCGGGAATGATAGAGAAGTATACAACTTTAATAACACATTTACATTTTCTTTTGTACCAACTCTTACAGGGGTTTATGATATTAAAGCCGTTGCTATTACATCAGCTAATGTTAACGACGTTAAATTACAAAATGCAATAAAAGCATTAAGAGATAATGTATTAGCAGCTAGCGTCTTGTTAACCGGGTATTATTATATTAATAATATACCTTCTATAACAGCTGTACAATTAACAACTGTTTTAAGTGCTTTATCTACAACCCTTGCACCAACACCGGGGTTTGTTATAAACCAGCCTTTATTTGGCTGGAACTACACCACTGGCCGTCCAGCAGCAAATACATTAGGTGCTCGACCATACTGGGCAGTAGGCTTTAACGATAAAAGCGCCCCTACTGCTTATAAAAAGGTTTTAAGCTGGGGTACCCCAATAAGAATAGTAGACGGGTATAATATATTAACTCAACCTATTATTTCTAATATTAGTATCTTTACAAATAGTTATTTTGAATATACTCGAAAATATCCAGCAGCGTTTATATGGAATCAACCAACCGATTTTCGTTATGAAGTAAACAATAAAATTTGGAATAAACTTTATTTTGAATCAAGTGCTGGTTCTAATCTTGAATCTATAATGTTTAATATCAAAAATGAACTTATTACAAGTGCAACAAACATACCTTCAGATTTAACTATAACAAATATTGTAGATAATGAACCTGTAGAAGTCTATTATTATGCAAATAATTCATTTGTTTGGAATGTAAGCGCATATCCAGAAACATACGAATTAATAATCTCTTCTTTAACATCTGTGCAAGCTGTACAACCCGTTCAGCCTTGGAATAATTTAACAAATAGATATTATCCAACAATAGCTTCCTTACCTACTCTTGAAAATTTATATAGCACCACAGATGCAGGCGGATATTTTATACCTGATAATTTAGGAGCTTCAACATATTTAAATAAAGATTTTACAGCAACCCTTAGTTTAACGACTAACGCTTTAACAGGTTTTTTTGAAGATGGAATAAATTATGCCTCTGGCCGCGGCTTATCAAAAATAGACCAAGATTCCCCGTACACTATTATCACCGATAATAATTTATGGTTAAAAGAACCCCTTGTAACCGGTATAGCCGCTGGAACAATTAAGAAAAGTGTATCTAAAAAATATCAAAAGTTTATTCCTTATCAATCTGAGTATGAGAGTAACACTAGAAAACAAACTGGTCTAATATTACCTACAAGTCGTCAAACCCCATGGGGCGGAAGAAATGACTCTGAATGGACGGATATAGCCAATAAACCTATGACCTTTACCGGGGTACCTAGTGTTTCAGCATGGAGCAATACTCAAATACTAAAACAAAATAGTAAACAACAAGATAATTGGGTTACTGATATTTACGGCAATCAGTACGGTTTATATAAGTTTTTAGATAATATATTACCATACGATCGTCGTTTTGTAGCTGGCGAGATATGGACACGAAAGAATTCTCAGTTTGTTTCTCCAGCGTATATTTCTTTGTCAGGGGTATTTGATACATACAAAAACACCACTTTAAAAAATGAACTAACAGGACAAGGTATTCGCAAAATTGATATGTTTTTTGATACATTATATATTGAAACGTCTGGAGCAGTATTGCTCGAAAAAATCGTTTATGATTATAATACTGATGAAATTTATAGTGTTACAGATGATACTCGCTTTTTATCATTAGCAATGCCTGTTAGTTTATCATTAAACCGTGAACTAACAAATTCAAATCTTTCTTCTTATACATTTGCTAAAGTTGGGGATACATGGTTTATGCCTCAAGAAAAAGAAGTTTATATTAGTGTATGTGGATTAAGCGGAGCTATGCTTACCCCCAGCTTATATAAGCTTAACCTAGGTTCAAGAACATTTATAAACATATTTCCAAATAATAGTGATACGCTATTATTAAACGAACTATCTAGTCTGCAATTACAAAGCATTGATCCGCCTGTTTTAACATACAATTCTCTAATTAAAAAATTTACCTTTACTATTTTAGGTCAAAACACCAGCAAGAAAGATCATATTATTGAACTAACAATTAATAACTTAGCTAATTTAACCCTTGATAATATAGTGGTGTACAAGCCTGAAACAACAACATTTGCAAAATTGCCACCAGTAATAACTCACTCTTTAACCATACCTGCTACAGCTAGTAAAACTAGAACATTTCAATTATCAGCTCAAAATAATCCAACATTATACGAACTACCAGCTTCTATTTTAACATATAATGACCCTCTCACTATAAACTATAAAATAACCGATACAGGGCTATTTACAATAACCCCTTTAATAACAGGAACATTTAATTTACCGTTTAGCGTAAGTAATAATGTTGGACCTACTTTTTATACTCTAACAGTTAACGTATCAACATATTAATGACAACAGAATTTGCAATTTTATCAGCTATCACAGTTCCAGAAAACTATTCGTGGGATCACGGTATACCACTAACCGGTAATAATATTTCAACAATACCAATTTATTCTTTTACTACAAGCGTTACCGGAAATGCACCTGGTATAACAGTTACATTTAAAAATAATTCTATAACCGACGGTGGATTTAGTAATCGTCAATTTTTTTGGGATTTCGGGGATTTTTATAATATGGAAACCAACTTCCTTGCAATTACATGCACTAATGATGTTGAGCACACATATTTATTACCCGGGAATTATACAGTAACCTTATATCACCTTCAATCAAAAATACGTCAAGATTTAGATAATAACCCTGATGCAAATATTAATTTATGTAAAGGAAAACACGATATTAGATGGTTTTGGGATAATATGCTAACACTATCCGCTACTTGGGATCAAACTAAATGTACTGGTCAATACGCTAAATGGTGGGATAATGAACTGGCCTGTTTTGCAAAATATTGCAAATTTTGGAATTGGTATGATTTACAGTGTGTCACTGCATCTGGTAGCAACCCGGTTACATGGGAACAAACATATACAGGAGGAGCTTTTGCAAAAAGATGGATGTTTGAACCCAACGACACGATATGTAAAGTCCCGCAAGACGCTACATTTATAGATACCTTAGTTAGTAATATACAAGTTTATACAGCTACAATGGCTGTTAAAGTGGTAGAGACACCCCCAGTTGCAAATCTATATTGTTTTACGCAGCCGATAACTGGAGTCTCTCCTTTCACAGTACAACTGACACCTCGTGGCTCCATACCTGGTAGCTACGCTATTAATAGAATTGTATGGAATCTTGGAGACGGTTCTTCTGAAAAAATAGTATGGAGGCACAAAACCCCAGACCTAACATTTTTCACATACACAAGCGCATTTTCTGCAGACCCTGCAGATCCTCGTAATTACGATTTAATTTACACATATAAAAGAAATTTAAATACATATCCGGTTTTTTATCCTGCTATTACTGTTTATAGTGAATGTACAGATTCAGCAGATGGGTGCAGCATTACACTTGGCCCTATAGCACTTTCCTCTTTAAATTCCCAAACACACCTATTAAAAGTAGAAAATTTAAATACCAACAATATGTATGCTTTACAATACGACGATAATATTGCTTTTGTTACTACCAGAAGTGACAATACAATAACTAATGTAGTACCAAATTACCCTACCAAGTCTATAAAAAACACTACCTCACCAATTATTAACTATAACGGTAACGCTACTAATCTATTTCCAATCATTTCTCTTCCACAGTGCTAACCCAAAATTAAATAATAAAGAATGACCACTATAACATATAAATCATTAACAGCTCTGCAACCGGTAGAGCTTAATTATGATTTTTATAAAACTGAATCTTTAATAAAAGATACTGAAAGCTTTTTAGAAGGTTATAGTTTTTATAGCTATGACTGCTTAAAAAAATATCGAGATATTGCAGTAAATAAAAATACCTGCTTCATTTTAACTGATACAATTAGTTTAAGCACTATATTTCAACCACAAGAAGAATTAACAGTTGGAGAAATACCATGTACTGTTAATTTACAATCTCGAAATTCTAGTATATATTATCTCGGATATGATTCAGAAAGAAATGTTATTACACAGTTATTAACCCCGCAAAATATATTTATAACACCAATAGAAAACGATGAAGTAGAATTAAGAGTTGGCAGTCTCTATTTACAAATTGATGAACAGTATCCCCACACTGTAAGAGGTAGCGAATTACCACTAACAGATGATCAAATTTATAGACGTAGATTTCGTTGGGTTTATCAAAATAACACAATCAGTTTTATAGTCTCTACTAATGAAGGCTATCGGTATTTAGCTTTAGGGCCCGATAATATATTAAGAGCTACAGGAGTTATAATCGGTACAAGAATAATTAATGATTACGTTTTTAATATAAGTAGAGTAACTGACGTTGATTTAAATTACAACTTTGAATTAAAAAATAATTGGTTTACATATTATTTAGATTTTGCAAGTCAAAAAAATAATACCGATCTCACTGTTAATAAACAGTTTGATGTACCTATAAACTATTTGTTAAGCTTCCCTATACAAAATAGTAACTCTCAAAAAATTAATATCGCCAATCTTAAAACAGGGTTTTCTCCAACCGGTAACCCAACACCTATAGATAATAGTTATGAAGAAGAATTTATAACTACTAATTAATATGGAAAACTTTAATCAAAGAAATTACTATAAAATATATACTGGCACCAATCAAAAAGAAGGCCACGATAAAGTATATTTAGGTTATCAGGCTCAAACTACTGATATTACTTTTAAGAAAAACAAAACTACCTACTTTCATATTCCTTTTTTTACTACCACCCAGACTATAAACACTAATACGTTAATAGGTGAAGGGGCAGTAGCAGGACCTATACCATATATGGCGGATAGAATTTGGGAAAAATTAGGCAATTACGGTAATACCACACCATGGGGGAATCCAACGGAACCCCCAACAGGTCAATGGTTATGTAGCTGGTTATATGGCGTATCAGGAAATACACCAATGTGGATGGATAGATATTATAATCCAGGTCAAATTTTAATTCAAGAAGCCTTATTAGGTAGTGCAGCCCCACAAACATATTACAAAAATACAAATGCATATTACGACATACCCTCTTCTCTAAAATTAGACTCTGGTGTTTTATATCAATACTTTCATCATGGAGAAAGTTCCGCTTCTGAAATTGTAAATACATTTAGCGGAGACAATAAAAATAGACTTCGATTGAGTTTAGATCTTTGGAATTCTGCTAACCCTATTGATGAATCAGTTTATAATAATAAAACTATAATATTGAATTATAAAGAAAATTGGTCCGTGAATTTAAAAGAGCCTGAAGTAGCTGATCGAAATGTTTTAAATTTTAAAAATACTGACTTTTTAGACACCCGAGTTATATATAACAGCAGTTACACAAACTTAGATGAGTTTACTATAAACTTTTGGGTGCAAAGTGATAACTGGAATGAATCTCCTGGTACTCAGCTTTTAGGCAATTTAGATGTTGGAGGCTTTGGTGTTTACTATAACAATTTGAAATATTATCCGTATTTTGTAGTACCAGAATCTTTTTACGGGCATTTATTTTACTTTAATCAAGAAGGGTTTAACTATAATGATAAATCCTTACAACCCACTTCAACCATAGGTGGCCCTCAAATTAGTGGTATTAGTACCCCGATACAAGTCGCTATTAATAGCAATAATGAAACTCTAGTTTTAGACACAGGGAATGTCAATATAGTGTATAGACTTAATCATGTAGGAGATATTCTATCAATAACAAACTACGGAGACGGTAAAGCTTTCTTAATAAAAGGTAACCCTCATTTAATGGCTTTAGACGGTAATAATAATTGTTATGTTGTAACAACAATAGGCACTTATATTTTTGATGATACTCTTACATTTGTAAGTTTAGCTTCTAGCTTATCAAGTGACAAATATTTCAATGGTGATCAAATAGCATTTAATACAGATGGGGTTTTAGTCAAAGAACCAAAATGTATTGATATAAAATACGATAACTTTAATCAAAAGTGGGTTATAAAAGAAGACGGAGATCTTTATTATAATGATAATAAAATTTTATCCTTACAAGGGGGCGGTACAAATCTTGCTGTTGACCCTGAAAATAACCTATGGGTTTTATACGGCGCTAATAATATTATTAAAATTAATACATCAAATTTACAATTAGTACAATCATTTACTATCGGTAATCAGGATGTTAAAGACGCTAAAAATATAAACTTTATCTATACATATCTTCGGGAAAAAAACAAAAAACAATGGTATGCATTAATTTATCATAATGCAGAAAAAGTTTTATATCAAATAACACTAAACGGAGCTACAGAGCGTTCTACCACTCTACCCTTTAAGTTAAACACCAAACAAACCCCTCCATCTCAGCAAGACAAAAATAATTTAACTTTTAACTGCCGCGGAGATTTTACAGGATACGAATGGAAAAGAATTTTTAATAAAGTTTTATATAACAATAATCCACAAATACAGTTTAAATTATCTGCGCGCAGACCAATTAGAAACACACTTACTAAAATATATACTTTATCTGTACCTGTACAATATTTTACAGATGATACATGGCACATGATTACTTGTACGTATAGTTCAAATGTTATGTCGTTATATATAGATACTAAGTTTCGAGATAAGCGTATTGTACCAGGTAACTATTCTTTAGCCTACATTCGACAAAACGATTTATATATAGGAACACCTTGTGGCAAGTTAGTAAATTATAATACTGAAATAAATTCCCAAGCATTAATTTTCGATGGATATATTGATAGTATAAAAATCTATGATTATGCAATTCAACCCGACTTTTTAGACATGTTTTTTAGAGAACGATTTATTGGAACCGATATTGTTTGGAGTTTACCTACTGCAAAATTACAATACGTGGAAGGTATTGAGCGGTTTTTTAAACATAAATTACCCGGATCTAAAAGCCCGTTTTTTAAAGTTAAGATTGCTGGTTCAAAGATTACAGATTCTAATATGAAAGCTCAAATCGAATCTATATTAAAAAACGCAATACAAAAAACCAAACCTGCCTATACAGAGTTAATTTCTATAAATTGGGTAGATTAACTAAGATAAAAGACGTTAAATAATCTATAATGGGGCCTCCAAATACAAATATTATAGCGTTTAGTGCGGTAAGGTTTATTAATGAACCTTTTGCCCGTTCTTTAACTGCTACTGCTGTATTTTTATCTGCAAATAGAGGACCCGACCCATCTCTTGCTACTGTAACTAGATATGTTACAGCTCCTGCATCTTACCTTTTAAGTTGGGAATTTGACGATTCTATTGCATTAGCTACTCGAATAGACGGCACACCGTATTTTTCTAACACAGTTCTTTCTGCAAATCAAGTTGGAACCTTAATATTAGATTTAACTGCCGGTACCCCTGTAACAATACCTTTTACATTAATAACCCCCACCGCTAAAGTAAATTACTTGTCAAGTGTTGGTGATTCGTTGCCTACAACTTTTGATACATATAAAATCGATTATTCAATATCTCAAGGTCCTCCAAATACAAGCATTATAGCAATTAGTTCTATTGATTTTGACAACGAGCCCTTTATACGTTCTTTAACTGCTACTGCTGTATTTTTATCCGCTAATAATTTAGATCTTTCTCTTGCTACAAGAGCAACATATGTTTCAGCCCCAGCTTCTTATCTTTTAAGTTGGACATTTGATGATTCTACGGTTTGGGCCAAACAACTTAACGGTACCCCTTACACTTCAAATACTGATATTACCGCCGGACAGATTAGTACATTAGTCTTTTATGTAACAGCAGGTACATATAATCATATAATCGCCCCGTATACCTTACTCACTCAAACAATAGAGGCGTACTATAAGTCAAGTGTTGATTTAAGTTTTGGGCAACCTATATCATTTAATTCTTTTAATATTATATATGATTTATTTCCAAGTACATTAATACCTACTCTGTGCTTGAATTATGAAAATACAAATTTTAGTCCGCTATTTTACAGAGAAGTATCAAATACTCCTTATAATTTTAATTTCGCAACAGTTATAAGTGAGGACTTTCTTAATAAAATAAATTACATTTTAAAGAGTCAGAATTTTGATTTCACACCAACATGGACTTCCAACAACCTACAATTATATCCTAATTTATATCCAGCACCTGATAACACACAAACTGCTACCCTGCTTATACCAGTTACAGGGTTGCCTTATAATACAATTAAAACAGTTGGTAATTTACAAAACGATTTATTCCCTCGAAATAACGGCGAACGCTCGGCTTCAGATAGTCAGTTTACAGTTGCTTCTGAAGGCTACGGGGCCAAGTTTCTTATTAATATTAATAACAATATTGTTACTTCTGTAGTAATAGACCCCAGTAATCCTAATAACGGAGGACAAAATTACAATCCTAATGACATTATTAAAATCGACAATTCAGTTTTTCCAGGGACATCAAGTACCGATCCCGCGCTGACATTTAGTGTTTTAGAGCTTGATAATATATCTCACGACATACAACAGAGTATTTCGCTATCTCCCGGCCGTTATAGATTTTCTCTATATGCTTACCCATCAGCTGATGGCCGCTATCTTTATTTCAGCACATCAGAACACGGAGATATTATATTTGATCTATACGGTGCAAATACTTTTAACTACGGAATATGGGAGCCTGGTTCTGGAGCTGTTATTGCTACTAACCCTTCTGAATTTAATTTGTCAGGATACGATTTTGAAAACAGATGGGTAAGATGTACGGCAATACTAAACATTACAGCTGCTAATACTTTTGTTTTTGATATTGGGGTAACATCTACAACAGATTCAATAAATTCAGACGCCGGAAACACAGACGCTATATTAATTTGGGGAGCTCAAATTGAACCCGGAACAACAACAACCACATATACTTCTACTGATACAACCGCGTTTAATAAAAAATATAATGTTACCACCCTTTCTTTAAACAACGGTCTTATTCCTACTAATGTTTTAGACGTTAATACAACTGTTTATACCGATGTATGTATTTTTAACGGTTTTATACCATCTGTTAGTAGCATACAAATTTCTGTATCATCAGGTACCACTTTTAATTCTCTTACTTCCTGGTACACGCCACATATTTTTACAAATAGTATTTCAGCAAAATTTATACCCCAGCTTTTATCAGCTGATTTTGTAGGTTGGCCTAGCGTTTATTTTGATGCATCAGGAACCGGCATACCAGTATTCCCTCCAGACAACTATACAGTAACCAACGGTCTTTGTTTTTATGGAGAAGGTCATACTGAAACAATAACTTTTTCAGCCCCAACATATCCAAATAATCCCAAACATTTTTGGACATTTTATGATATAAACACAAATGTGTATGAAAAAGATATCGGTATTGGGGTAGCCGGTACTACAAATCCTTTAATAACTTCTTTATCAAGAGAGCTTATAGTAAATGTTCCAACGTTTATAGGTTATTATCCCTCTATACCGGTATCTCTATATGTTACTAATGATTATATACTATCTTCAGGCCCGATTTATAAACTAAACGATACTACCGGCGATATAGAACCCTATCCGTTTTTTTATAGTACTGTTCTTATAACTTCAGGCACTCAAGTAGTAGAGCCCTATACAAACCCTAATAATAATAAGTTTAAGAAAAATATACAGGTTGTAAATTTTGCACCGGTATTAACGTCTTTTAGTACGGATGTCGCAGGGGATATATTTTTACCGGTAGGAATAGGTCGTTCAGGTACACAAATTTTATCTGCTGACCTTTTAGTAGCTTTATACGGGGGAGGTATACAATCAATAGATAGATGTTATGACAAATATAATATTTTGTGGAAGTGGTCTGCTTTGTCAGCTTATTCTGCAAATCCGTCTTCATTTACTAACAAACCTTCTTCATGGGCTGACGCTCAGTGCACACAAGGTGCTGGTAAACAATCAGGTCCTTTGGCCCCACCGCCGCCGCTCCCTGTTGCTGCTTCACAAGGGAGGTTTCCTAAAAAATGGGTTTTTGAAGGGTTTAATGCTAATGATGGAATTGTAGAACCAGAGTTTTGTACTAGTACTGGCACTGTTTGGACTCTATCTACAAGCAAATGGTCAATTAATACTGCTTTACCTGTTACAGAGAAAAAATACGAATTTCCAATATCTTATTTGGGCAACGGAACTAATTTTTATACTGCAAGTATTACAGAAAATACAAATATTTTTATACAAGGTCAACAAGTAGCTACATGTACAATTAGTGCTTTTCCTTTTGACTGGGGCGCAAAATCCACAGTAGCGGTTAATTCAAGTATAGCGAGAATATTATCTCGAGGTGACTTTAGATTTTATACATCTAATCGTTTTGTTTTAACAGGGCAAAAAATTAGTTTTCAAAACCTATCTGTAGGATTTAATAATGTTAATAATATAGTAATAGATTTTGAAAATAATACACCAATAACTCTCTTAGGTAATAACATATATAATAATTTCGAAACTATATATACTGAACCCGGCTATAAAACTATTACAGTTACGATAAATTATAATAACGGTGGCACAATAATAGAAAAATATAAAAATATTTTAAACATTGTAGCAGAATATGATACTGTTGATCCTGAAAATTATCGAACACCAAAAAGCGAATTAGTATTACCATGGCCTAATAAACCACATATCGCACCTAATGAATGGGTAACTGAAAATAATATAAATTCAGTAATACGAAAATTTTACGAGAATTTAGAATATTTAGAAACTCGCAGCCGCAACTATTATGATGATCCAGTTGAATTTTATGGTTGGTTAGGTACACCTCCGCCACCACCAGGGGCCTTTGTATGCCCTGTTTGGGCTTGGGAAGATGTCGAATGTTTAACACCTGTAACCTCTTCTGTATCAGCATCTCAGTACGTTACTTGGGAAGACGTTGAATGTTTAGATACTAATATAACTGCAATAACAGCAAATGGTCGTCTTGCTCAATGCGCACCATGGGAATTACATTTACGTAAATCGTCAACAACATCTTCTTATAACCCGGATTGTTTTGGTCGTCATTGTATTGAATGGAAATGGAAGTCCCGTCGTAGTAATAATATAACAAATTTAGTACAATGGTCTAAAACTAAATTTGGAGAAATATATGAAAAGAGATGGTATTCTGAACCTTGCATAACTCTTGAAGGGGATGTTATCACTGGTTTAAATTGTAATGATGGATTTTGGCAAGTTAATATACCAAAAATTAATGAAAACTTTAACCCTATAGGTCAGTGCACTGATAACCCTGTTTGCTCGTACCGTAATATTGCAACGTATAATGATTTAATAGTTGTTGCTCTTCCAACTCAAATAAAAGTTTTATCTTCTGAATATGATCCTTCTTTCATAGCGTCGAAAAGAACTATAGATGACTTTTTTGCATTTAAAGATATTAAAAATATAGAGTTTGATAGCAACGGTAGATTTTTTGTACTTGATGGAACTCTTAATAGAGTTGTAGCATACGACTTTGATATAACACAAACAACACCTTGGGTTAAAATTTTAGATTGGGGCGGATTTGGTTCTTCTAACTCTCGTAACAAATACTCCTCCCCGAACGACATACATATTGATAATTTAAATAATATTTGGATAGCAGATACAGGAAACAGCTGTATTAAGCATTATACTAACACCGGTACTTGGATTCAAACTATAAAATCTCCTGAGTTTACAGATAATACTCCTACCAGTATTGTTGTTGATAGTCAAAATCAAGTACACGCTTTAGTTAATAATAAAATTATAGTATTTTCTTATATTGGAAATTATCTTTTTGAGTACACTCTAAATGAATTTTCAAATACAACATCTTTACGACTTAGTGTCAATCAAAACAGAGAGTTAATTTATGTTGTATCAGCTAAAAAAGTTGGTAAGTATTTTAGAAATGGAGCATTTGCAGGTTTTATTGTACAGGATAAAGCATGTGCGCAAAATATAACAAGTGTACATCAAGATCAATATCGAAATGTATTAATTACTTCTGGAGAAAAAATATTAAAATACGTTGACCCTATGAGAACAAAGCAACTCAAAGGACCGTTACCAAGCAATTATTGGAAGTTAAGGGATATTTTAATACACAAAGACGAGTATGTGCAGGACTGGGTGTATAATAAAGCATTTCAACGTATATGGGATAATATAGAATTATTTAGAAGATCATTAATTTTTGAATTGAATAATTGTCAAAAGTATATACCACCAACACATAGTAAAGATAAAATATCTATAGGTCAAAATGAAATTGTAACTGCAGCTTCAGTAAATAGAATAATAGGATATCTCTGGGAAAATTTATCATCCATAATAGCATACTTTGACCCCGTTTGTTTGTTTACAATTTTAGAACAACAAGAACAACAAGAACAACAAATTAGACAAGTAACATTAACTTTTGCAGGTACACCAGGTACTTTACAAATAATAACTCCAACCTAATTTTAAATAATTTTTGATCTCTGTTATTGCCGTAATAAATAAAAAAGATAGTAATTATGCCTTGTCCAAGTATAACAACAATTCCCAAAACTGAGTGTATAGGTAACTCCCTCATTACCATAAACACCAATTTTAATTCACTTAGAACAGCTATTTGTGAAATATCTGCTGGTGTTGCTGTTCTTAAAGATAGTGAACAAGTAGGATCTAACGTTACCACTTTCAACTTTGTTGGTGAAGGTGTTACAGTATCTGGAACAGGTACCGCAAATAATGCGGTAATAGTTAATGTGCCTAAATTTAATCCGCTAAGAGTGTCATTATTAGAAGAACAAGGTATTAATTCCGGCGGCGGTAGAAATAACTTCTTTATTCTTAATGACGGGTCAATGCGTGTTTGCGGATTAAATAGTTACGGAGAACTAGGAGTTGGCGCACCGGATTCTGTTTTTCTGCCAAGAATTTCTGGTTTTTCGCCGCCATTGCAGGTCGATGAAACAATAATAAGAGCATATACTCACTGTCACAATGCTTATATTATAACTTCTAAAGGTCGTTTATACGGAGCAGGTTATAATCGACACGGTCAAGTTGCTCAGGGCAATACAAATACTGTCATAGCCGCTTTTACATTTATTAACGTTTTAGGGGATACCTTTAATACCACCCCGTACAATTTTCAAACTAACCCGGTTCCTGGTTATGCAGCAGCTGTAACCGACCCAGTGGTGCGGGTATCAACAGGCTCAGGGGCTAAATCTGATTATATAACTGTTTTTGCTGTAACTCGCTCAGGGGCGCTATACGTATGGGGCGATAACAGCAACGGTCAAACAGGCACTACAAGAACTGTTAGAAACGAAATTATAACCCTACCTCGAAGAGTGGGTTATGTAGGTTCAGTAGCGTTTATTACATCAGGCGGAAATGATCGTCGCACTACAACCTTTATTAAGGATACAGCAGGTAAGTTGTTTGTATGTGGCAGAAATCAAGACGGGCAGGCAGGTATCGGTACAGCTGATAGAGATTTAGTAACATTTCAAGAAGTTGCTGGGTTACCTGCTAATTATGTTGTTAATAATGTTCGTTGCGGTGGCACAGTAGATAACATATCTGCTTGGATAACTCTTACTGACGGCACTTTATGGGCCGCTGGCTTTGATAACAACGGACAAGTATCTGGAGAAAAAGTTTTATCCCCTGGCCGTGTACCTTTTTATAATGTTTCAAGACAGAGACAAACAAGATTTGGTCTAACAAACGGGTTTGTTCCTTTTGAAGATTTTGTTGTTGATGTAGTAGCGCATGCTGATAGTGATGCCACAACATGCTGGGCGTTAATTAGAGACGGAGATGCATATCGTCTTAAAGGATGGGGTAATAATAGTTCCGGAGCTCTTGGTTTAGGAGATATGTCTCTTGCATTGACTGGTGTAATTCGTAGAGACCCAAAACAACCACCAATGGTAAATCCAAATTGGCCATGGGTACAAACAGGAGCTAAAGTTAAACAAGTTGTTGTTGCGGGCAACGGTACTGAGAAAACAACGTTAGTATTAGATACTAATAATAATATGTGGGCATCTGGTTATGGTGGTACAGGTCTTTTAGGTCGTGGTACTTTGAATAACTCTGAAACGTTTGTTAGAGTATTATACAACCCCGCCTTAGGAGTACCGGTACAAATTAGAAGCACAAATAATGACTCAGGTTTTGCAAACTTTTTATGTCTTTTAAATACAGGTCGTGTATTAGCATGGGGGTACGATAGTGACGTTGGTTACCAACAGTTATCTGGTACGTATTGGTACTACTGGTGGCCAAATTGGCCGTACTGGAGATATGATAGAACCGGTTCAGGTCAACTTGGTGTTGACGCATCACCAAGAATTACAGCGGTACCAAGTTTAGTACAAATTTACGTTTAATATATGAGTGATTACAATTACATAACACTAATTGATGAAAACGATTGTATCGGTGATTCTTTAGATACTATAAATTTAAATTACAAAAATTTAGATGTCGGTTTAACAATTCAAACAGCAGCTATTACACCTTTAAGCGCACCTGAAGGAATGTACTATAATATAGGTACTGAACTTGGGCCTTTATCAGCTAGAGTGGCTGTTTTGAGTGGTATTACAGGTATATTTCAAAATTTTGGAGTTTTTAAAAATCAAAATGATACAAATTTAATTTTATATACTAACTTTACATCTGGGGCTGAAGTTGAAATTACAACTCGTTACATGACTTTAACATCAAGTTATATTAATGGTAATATAACAGATACAAGCTACGCTGATATTACAAAAACAATACAAGGGGATTTTATTATAAATAACGCAGATTTATCTGGTGGTTTATTTTTAGGTACTAGAGATACAGAGCGGGTAGTTATAGAACCAGATGGAGCAGTAGTTATCCGTAAAACAGCAGATAGAGCTCTTCCGTCTTTATCCCCTGATAGGCTCACAATTACTAAGGACGGAGATGTAGGTATTGGCATGTACCCGGTTACCTTACCTGGTTCTATTCTTGGGGCCGGGTATCCTGCATTCCCTGATTCAAATACTTTTACAGTAGAGTGTGCAACAGATTGGACATATAAACCTACATCAACTCTTTGGTTGATAAATTCGGATGAAAGAATTAAGCATGACATAGAATTAGCTAACACCCAAAGATGTTACGATATTGTAAAAACATTACCTCTTAAATATTATACTTGGAATGAATTTGTACCGGGTCGAGATAGATCTATGCTGGGGTGGATTGCACAGGATGTTAAAGAGGTTTTTCCTAAAGGGGTAAAAGAAAAAACAATGGTTTATAATTCAAATACTGACAACCCAACTACCGTTGAAAACTGTTTAACTTTAGATGCAAATCAAATTTATGCTGCTCTTTACGGCGCCGTACAGCAATTAATGACTATAGTAGAACAACAAAGTGCTGCTATAATAAATCTACAAAAACAATTACAGAACAGTTAAAAATTAACCTAGATAGAATAAATATAATTACAACATATGAAGAAAAATCCTCTTGAAGAAATTTACACATCTAAAGTTCTCCTTAGCGAAGCTAAAGACAATGTAGTTAAAGGCGCTAATGAACTAGATTCAAAAATCGATGCTAAAAAAGCACGACCAGTAGCAGGTCAAGGGCCTGATGCACGTAAAAAAGATTTAGATACACCTGAAGAGGCTGAAGGTACAAAAGTATTAACGGGTAAAGCAAATGTATTAAAAGATTCTATGGAAGCAGAACCAAAAAGATCATTCGAAGGGTCATTTGAAAGACTCTTTAAAGCAACATTAACTGAAGAGTTTGGTGCACCAACTTCAGATGATATGAATGTAGAAATTCCTACTTCAAATGAAGACATGGTCGACGAACTTGAAGACAGTAAAGACGAAGTTTCGGATTTAGTATCAGATCTCAAAGAAGTAATGGATCGTCTTCAAACAATCCTTGATAAAATTTCTGATGAAACAGAAGTAGAGTCAGAGGGAGATGAAGAAGAAGTTGAGTTTGGCAGTGAAGAGCCAGAAGAAGAAAAAGAAGAGTCAGAAGAAGAATCTGAAAAACCTTTTAAAGAATCAACAGAATTAAAACCTCTTGGTGATAAAAGTAAAGTTCTTCAAAATAAAAATAATAAAGTAGGCGGCAACCCAAAAGTTCACGGTGGTAAAGCACACGGGGGAGATATTGAATCAGATCCAGAACTTAAACCAGCAAAAGCTCACGACAAATCACTTCAAAACCCAAAAGGTAAACCAGAAGTTAAGTCAACAGTTAAAAAGGGCGACTTTTTTAAATAAGTTTTTTATACATAATTATATGAACAGCCCCGAAAGGGGCTGTTTCTGTTTATAGAAATAGCATAAATACTATTATGAAATTGTTCGAACAAGAACTTGAAAAATATTTAAAAACACATACAAACCCAATTTCACCTAATTCTTTAGATCCAAGAGTTTGGTATTTTATGCCAGATGGCGGCGACCCTAAGCTACAACCAACTATTAAAACTCAAATTCTAAACGATATAGAAAAAATTAATTCTGCAGAACAAGAAGGAATTAAAAAACGTGTATGGGATTATTTTATGGTTGGACCGGCTTTAAAGGAAGGCTCATCTAATAAATCCTCTATTAATATAATTGTACAAATTAACACAACCAATCTTTCCGATATACTTAAAGAACATATTCTTAATAGAATAAAAGATATAAATGGAAAATTAGCTGCAGGTTCATTACATCCTATACATTATATACCCACAGTTAGAAAGTTTGATAAAGATAGATACGATGCCGTATATCACCCTTTTACAGAAAAATGGATAAAAAAACCAAGAATGTTAGGCGAAGCAACTTTTGATTTAGATAATCTTCATAAAGATATAGAAAATAAAAAAAAGTTTGCAAAGTTTTCTTTAAAAAGAGGTCTTAAAAAATTAGGTAAAATTTAATATGGAAAAAGTTCGTTATCTAGATAAAACAGTAAACGATAACGAGAGAGCTTTAGTTTCTGGTTATTGGAAAGAACAAATTGAGCATTACGGTACTGAGGTAACATATTACACTCACGGATATACTCTTTCTTCTCATTACTATCTTTACGGAGAAGATCCAACAACACCCTTTGTATCAGCAGGACCTATGGTCATGTTTACCGATATTACAAATGATGCTATCATGCTTTCAAAATTTGGTATTATGGCAGACTGTGATATGACCTGTGTAATGCATATATCTTCTTTTCAAGAAACGTTCGGGGAATATAAAGAACCAAAAGCAGGAGACTTAATTGAAATGAAAGAATATGGTGGTTATGGGGATAGACCCGGAGGAAGAGGCGCGCCCGTTTATGAAATTACAGAAAGAGATGATCAAAATTTACAACTTAATGCAAATGCTCTTATGGGTCATTATATTTGGGTTATGAAATGTAAACGTTGGGAATACTCATACGAGCCTGGCACACCAAAAGAACCTCTTAATATTCAATTTAATGATGATGAACAGTATGGTAGAGAAGCCGGCGGGGCTAATCCTGAAGATCTAACACGACCATACGAACAATCAAACGATAAAGCTGCTAAATGTATAGTAGATCAAGATGCATCTGATAAATCAGAAATCTATGGTTACTTTGGAGGGTTAAAAGAACCTTAATAACTTAAATAATATTATACCATGAACGTTTTACCCCGTTATACACCCGGTTCTACTAATGCTAATCCAGTTATAAAGACTTACGATGCATTAGCACAAAGAATTCGCAGACAAATGGGTGAGCCTTTAGTTAACGTTGAAATAGCTAATGAACAAATATACGACAACATAGCTACCGCTATGGAGTTTTTTACAAAATACGCCGGCTACACTGAAGAATTTTTAGTATTTGATTCTAAAATATATCAAAAAGGTAAAGGCATAAAAGTAGATACACTTATAAATCAAACCCAAGAGATGTATTCGTCTTTTACACCAGGTTTATCAACTGGCTACGATTACGATTTAAATGATTATAGAAGAGTATTAGATTGTTTTGCTTTTACATATGGTGAAACAACCGGTATTAATACTCTATTTACTTTGGAGCAAGCCATGGCTCAACAAATCTATTCATCTTATATGATTGGCAACTTCGGTTTCGATTTAATAACTTGGGAAGTTCTTAAAGGCTTTATTGATACAAGAAATAAAGTTCTCGCTATGACACCTCATTTTAGATTTGATTCAAAAAATCAAATACTTAGAATTATACCTGAACCAATTCCCGATCAAACATATATGGGTATAGTAGGTTGTTATATTGAAAGGCCTATTAAAGATATTATTAATGAAAGATGGATATATCGTTATACTTTAGCTCTTTCGAAAATTACAGTTGCTAATGTTAGAGGCAAATATGGTGGCACAAATTTATTTGGTGGCGGAAATGTCAATTATAACGATTTTATGCAACAAGGTATTAATGAAAGAGATGCTTTAGAAGCAGAGCTTAAAAATACATACGAAGACCAAACCCCTGCTCAATTCTTTTTAGGGTAATTACTTTTTATGAACTTTGAATTATTAGTTGAAAATATTTTAGAAGAAAAAAAAGCCCCTAGTCTTTCTATTAAACGCGGGGAAAAACTTCCAGTTAATCGAGGGGGTGGTTTAACTGCAAAAGGTAGAGCAAAATATAATAGGGCAACAGGTTCTAATTTAAAAGCACCTGTAACCGGTAAAGTTAAAAAAGGATCAAAAGCCTCAAAGCGTAGAAAAAGTTTTTGTGCTCGAAGCAAAGCTTGGATTCCAGCGGGCGGCTGCGCAGGTAAAAAAACCAGAGGATGTGCAGCAAGAAGAAGATGGAAATGCTAATTTGTGAACCGTAAAAGAACATCTAAATTTAAACAAGGTATTTTTAAACCCGAACATCCTGAAAAATATAAAGGCTCCCTACCTATACTTTACCGTTCAAGTTATGAATTAAAGTATATGCGTTGGTGTGATCATAACCCCGCTGTTGTGTCATGGGGATCTGAATCAATTATTATTCCCTATCAAAATCCTTTAACAGGTAAAGTCTCTCGTTATTTTGTAGATTCAAATATAACTCTTAAAACAAAAGAGGGCAATTTTAAAAAGTACCTTATAGAAATAAAACCTTCTGTACAAACAGTGCCACCTAAACCCACTCGTAACACTAAAGCTCTTTTAAGACGTCAAGCTGAGTATGTTAAAAATAGAGCTAAATGGGATGCTGCTGAACAGTGGTCAAAGAAAAAAGGCTACGAGTTTACTATTTTAACTGAAAAGCATTTAGGGCTTTAAGTTTTTATCTATTAAATGAGCTGAATACTTTCGTGTTTTACCGGTTGTTTCCGGAACTACTTCTTCAATTATTTCTTCAGTTATTATAGTTTTTGTTTTTGGTTTAGCGACCGGTATAGGTTCATCTATTAATAACTGTTTTGTTTCTTTTAGTACAGAACCGCCCCTAGCGATATTGTAAGCTAAAACTAATGCCACGGCTAAAGGATCAAACACCAATACAATACAAATAATAAAAATCTTTACAACCGTGTCTAGAGGTAAACCAACTGACTCAGCTACAAACTTAAATGTACCAATGTCATGTACCTCAT